ATTCAAGGGGGGCAACTTGCTAATGTCTTTCTTGAGCAGCATTCGTGCTGCAACCGAGGCACTTGTGCCTTGGGCAAAAAGCCTTACCACGGACAGAGTCATTCAGATTGTGAGTGTCGCCACAAAGACTTTTAAGTCTCTCTCTCCAGGTAACGCAGCTACATCGCCTGCGCCCGCCCACCAACAGCCTACGACTTATCAGGCTTTGGATTCGGGCACGCAGAAGAAGGCGTTCGACTACAAGACGATCTCAATTGTAGCCGCACTCCTTATGGTCGTCCTAGGTCGCACTTTTGCGATAAGGACGAAGCTCGGAACTGTACCGAGGTACAACGTGAGGAAGCTTGGCCTCTTGATTTTGGTCACGTTTCTCCTTAAGAAGGTAACTTCAGTTGTGCACGGGCGAGCCACGTCGCCCATCGGCGCTTCACTGATGACTAGGCTTATCAGGAAAACTCTTACTGAGGGTCGCCTCAGCTCGAGTCAGCAGCGCCAGGTTTTCGTCGATTTGCCGATCGTCGCAAGCCGAACCTTAAACACGAACCATACTCACGGGAGCTCCGCTCGCGACCGAAACTCGGGTAGTGCAACTGCAGCTTTAGCTGCGGAGATGCTCGGGTTAGAGCCGTACTATATTCAGAAATCACTTTCTGATGTTAGGAAGGGTAGACAAGGTGATCGCTCATACCACTGGGCGAAGGACATTGCTGTGCCTAGCGATGATTTTCACTTTGACTGCACAGAGCAAGCCGCCGTCTTGGTCGACGTAGATCACTACATCGACATGCCCACACTTCTAGCTCGCCATCCCGGGACGTACTTGATATCTACGTTCCAGCCGACGGCCGCTGCGAAAAGTGAGGGAGAGTTTACCTACCGGTTCCTTTCAAACGGAGCCGTGGAGTATAGGGTCAATGGTGGGGCCTTATACGAACACCCTGTGTGGGACTACAGAGGAGACACCTTCCTCTGTGAGGACGTTGGCATTATCACTAAGACCATCGTTTCGTATCATATCGACCGCAAGCGATTGAACGATCACCACACCCTCATTCTTCTCAGCTTAATTGGGAAATTTGAGATGCCAAGCTTCATCCCCACGTCGTTCGCTTTGGAAGGCGCGCGATTGGAACGCTTGATGCCCGTGTGCGGCAACCACGTTGTGCTTGACGTGGTCACACAGGAAGGAATGTGCAGGAGTATCGCTGTCATCGGACAACGTACTGCAGTCACCCTGCCCATTGCCCAGCTAGATGCTGTTCACGCTGTTGCGTTGGTAGCCAAGGTCCCGATCACTCCGGCCATGGTTGCTAGCAACATCGCACCATCTAGTCCTCTCGGGTTGCCTACTGACAAGCTTCCCCCTGGGCATGCCGCAATTATCGCCAGCTATATCCGAGCTGGTGTGCCGCATTCGCCTCCGGTCGTTTACTCCCCGGACGCTGGCTTGGTACCGATTCGGTTTTCCAAGCATGACTACGACGCAAAAGTGCCTCTTACGGCATTTGGCAGCCCGCTCATCGGCCCGTGCTACACCTACGTGTCTAGCCTTGCCTCCGATGACCGCTGCATTGGTGGGCGCGTCGAAGCATTCATTTCCCGTGACAAGTCGGAAGTTGAATTGCCTATACCACCCTCGCTGGCCGGTTACATGGTCGAGTTCGCGACGTTTTTGATTCCGGTCAAACATCGTGGACACCCCGTTGGGCACGACGAGGTGCGAGACAAACAAGACAGGCCATCTCAGAGGTCAATCCTGGATAACCAGAGTGTCGCTGGTTCTTTCATCCGGGAGTTGATCCAGGCATTCGTGAAAAAGGAGACCGCTGTTCAACCCAGCGACCCCCGGAACATTTCACAGATGCCCCGAAAGCTAGACTACGCTACCATCATGTATGCATTCCACGACGGAGTCATGGTGGAGCAAGAGTGGTACGCTTTCGGTATGACGCCTAAAGAGTGTGCTGAGCGGGTGTGCCGTATCCTTACGTCCGCCTCACACTGCGTCCTTGCTGACGGATCACGCTTTGATGGGCACATAAAGCGCCGTGCAAGGATCCTCGAACGCATATTGTTGTTGCGGTATTTTCACCCGCAACACCACTCCTTGATCAACGAGGTCATGGATGCCCAAATTGGCTTGCCCGGTGTTACAACCGAAGGTCGCAGGTACAACTCGGGATATACACGCGGTTCGGGATCTCAAGAAACTTCAGACTTTAACTCCTTCGAGACGGCTTTCATCGATTACTGCGCGTGGCGTAATACGACTGTAGACGGAGTTAGGTGTGACGCCGCCACTGCCTGGTCGAAGCTAGGCATTTATGGCGGAGATGACAGCCTGGCCGGCGCCGTGGACCCTAGTGCGTTGAAAAACACTAGTAAACTCATGGGCCAGGATTATGAGATTGCTGTCGTCAACCGTGGAGACATCGGGGTTAACTTCCTGAACCGTTGGTTCGGACCCGATGTTTGGAATGGTGATCCTTCATCCATGGCAAATCCCCCCCGGTTGCTCTCCAAGCTCTGGGTGGGTCCATCTCATTTGGTTAATCCACTTGAGCGCTTCGCCGAGCGAGCTTCGGGCTATTACCGTATGGATAAGAATTCCCCGGTTATTGGCCCGATAGTTATGGTCTCCAACCTTCTCCTCGGGGAGAGGGCCGATGGCGAGCTTGCCCCCTGGGATGGCAAGCACCCAAGTGATTCGAACTGGCCGAATGAAGATAGCGGCTGGATGATGGACTTGTTCACTCAGTTCATCCCTGACTTCGATCACGATCGCTTCACCGACTGGTTAGATCAGGTTACGATCACCAGACGTCCGGAGCTTTTGCTGCAGGCTCCGTTGTGTACTGCAGCTATGACCGCTACGCCCAAGGTCAAAACTACATGTATCGTTGGAGACGATATCTTGTATCCACCCGCTCCCGAGAGCGACCCTAGCACTGAAGCTAAGGAGACTGTTCCTCTATTGTCAGATGAGGAGTATGAAGCAATTTACCAACGTGAGCTGTTTCCGCAGTCGGTGGTTCCACGAGAGGTCGTGGACGCGGCCAAGGCTGTGCCTCTTGTCGGCACGGACGGTCTCAAAATCGCGCGGCCTACTGCCCGTAAGGCCTCGGGGGCGAGAAGCCCACGTGCGCGGAAACCAAAGGGAGCCTTACCGGAGGCTGCATGCTCACACGCGAGCGTGCTTGACCCAAAGACACGTTTACCCTTGACGTGCCCGTGCTCTTGGACGCCTAAGTCGCCCAAGTCGTTTGCCTCAAAGGAGGAGTACGATAAGTACATCTCTGAGTGGCGCGACAAGCGACTCTACGCCGCCAAGAAACGCGGATTCGCCATCTAAGCAGATGCGAATGGCTTGGTCTGCCATAAAGACCCATCAGCCGACGGGCTATAAACGTCATCAGGTGTGGGACCTTTATACCCCGGGCTGGGAACCCGTGACCACTTCTTAGGTCGGGCACCTAAACAAATGCTCTGATAGGTGGGTCGCAACCACTACCGATTTGTATCCAATCAACATCGGGGATTCGAAATGAAACGCTCGAACTATCAACCAAAACGAGGCGCCGCGAAGCCGGCGAGCAAATTGGCCGCATCTGTGGCCAAACGTCGTGAGAAGACGTACGAGAACACCCAACTCGCTTGGGACAGTGTCGTTAAGGACGAACTTATCGCTGCTGTTAGCGGTTCCGTCACTCTTGCGGCAACTGAGTACCCAATTAACCCTGGGATGTCCAAAACCTTTCCTCTTGGCTCAGCCGAAGCAGCCAAGTGGACCGAATGGAAGTGCGAATACGTAGAGTTCTACTACAGACGCACCGTATCCGAGTTTGCAACTCAAGGCACTACTGGCCGCGTTGTACTCGCATGCGATTACTCAGCTTTAAACGGCGCCCCTACCACTCTGCAGCAGGCAGAGGCGTTGCATTGTGCATTTGGCATGCCTTGCAATGAGGAGATCAGGCTTAGGCTTGATCCTCGGATCGTGAACAAAGCGGATCCAAAATACATTCGAACAGCTGAACCCTCTGGGCACGCGGACATTAGATTGTTCGATGGAGGGAACTTCTGGTTCGTCGTTTCGGGCTGTCAAAACAGCTCCGAAATCGGTGAGTTGCGCGTTCGGTACCACTTTAAGGTGCGACTCCCAAACCTCCTCAACGCCACTACCACCTCTAACACTGTGTTTTCACAGTGGAACTTGGCAGCTAACACTGCCTCGCTTTCCGCAGATGCCACTCTCGACATCTCGGAAGCCCTGGTTGTTGCCTCTGGCACACCACCCACCAACGCGTCAGGCGTAGTTACCCTGACCGAAGCTGGGAACTACAGGGTTCAAATTGAGGTGGGATATGGCACTACTGGTGGCATCGACAACACAGCCCGCATGGTCATGTGGGTCGACGGTGCAGAAACCAGTCCTCCGATTTACCTCCCAATGCATACCTATGCGACTAATTACCATTCAGCGGGCTGCTTTTCAGCTCTCGTTACCTCTGATGGTACTACGACGGTCGCGGCTCGGTTTGATTACGGAGGTACATCCGCCTTTATCTTCCAAGCTGATTGCTGCCGCATCAGCGTTGAGAAGCTCTGAACCTGAGGAGGTTCATGCGGCTGACCACCGCACGCCATCAAATCAAAATCAAATCAAATCAAAATACCTCTAAGAAA